ATTCAATAAAGTTATCAATTACTCGGTTGTTTGCTACCTTGTAACCTACAACAGCCCCCGCGTCATCAATTCCTTTTATAAGCGACTGTTTAGCCTCAAGTTCTCGTTGAGGGTCTTGCATATCAGTTAGTCCCTGATACACCCGCGCATCTATTGAATTGGCAATAACACGATGCTGTTCATTAGTTACATTCTCAAGGTGGCGCATCCCCATACTTGCAACAAAAGGATTAAACGACTCATAAAAAGCAGAACTCAGATAAGCCGAGTCACCCATTCTTGAATTGGCTTCTTTACTAAAAGTACTAGCCAAAGCATTAAAATGACTAGAGTCCTTAAAGAAGTCCGGATTTTGGGCTGCCTGATCGTTGTACCGCTGTTGGAAGTCCGCACGAGCATTCAGTCCTTCAATGGCTCCACTAGCCTGTTGGGCGCCAATAGCAAGCCACGGATTTTCTGCGGGATTAATCTGACCACTAGAAACTAAATCCTTGTAAGACTTTCGATTGCTGTTAACAAGGAACTGTCCCTGTTGTACATCTGCTTGATTCTGATCTTGCTTAAGAGATCCGGCAAACCGTGCAGCAGATACCGATAGGTTGCTGAACGACTCGCTGAACATCAAAGCAAGGTTTACAGATTGCTGATCATAGAGTTCAGCAGCGGCTGCCACAGGTTGCACATAGGTGCTGACAGGTTGCGCTACAACGCCGAGAGAAGGATTAGGTAGAGCCATATTTGTAGTTCTATTGCTGTCGGGCTAGAAGAGGAGGTGGAGCCGCTGTGCCTACGCCGGGAGGTGTCTTAAAGGATCCCAACGCACCGTAGACGCTGAAGCCTGTACTGATGCCGTTCATAATGCTTGTTGCAGGAGACACGGTTTGGACAGGAGGTAGCGGAGCGGGAGTACCTGCGTTAATAGCAGCCTCACCACGAGCGTAGATTCCCTGAGCGTCCATTGAGAACTGCTGTCTCATGTTGTCTTGAGTGCGAGTGAAGGCTGATTCATGTTCAAGAACATCTCGCGAAAACTGTTGATGCAGCAACTCAACCGATTGTCCTGTAACCCCTGCGCGTCCAAAGGCTACAGCGGAGGTTGCAGAAGCACTCTTAGCGGCACGGGAGATGCCCTCTAGTTCAAGGCGCGTTGCGGCACGGGCTTGAAGTTCGCGCAAGCCTAATTGATCAATTTGAAGTCCAATGTCCTTGATGACCGCTTCTTTGTTGTTCTTGTAATTCTGTTCTCCGGCAACCCTCAAACGCTTACGATAAGAGTTCTGCTCACTTGCTGCTTTATTCTGTGCAGCAATGCCTACCCCGGAGGCTACCGCTCCAATCCCCAAACCGATTGATATAGGTTCACACATGATTCAAATCCTTAAATAGATTTCACAATAGGACTTTGGTTTATGCGGCAAAACTCAACAAAGGGGCGTTGTTCGACACCATATGTTGGAAGTATACGAATAAACTTAAACTTAAGCCATTCCAAATAACGAATATGCACCGTGTTACGGCAATCAACCACATTGGTTAAAACAGGATATTGCTTTTGAAATTTGTTAATATAAAATACTGACGCTTTTAAAAACCCAACACCAACAAAAGACAGTTTATCCGTACCTAGACACCATATTTGTGTGGCGAGGGGAGCATAGTGTGATGGCGCTATTCCAAAGATACCACACGGAAGCATGGTCTTTGTTTCAAAAATGGTGTAGACCTCGGTGCTGCATCCTACAGAATCGCCAACAACCTGTAGGGGAGATCTTCCGCTTCCGGCTTGAATCTCATCACGATCAGCCTGTCTTAAGTTTAGTGCAATTGGACGCACATCTTCCGGCATTGTGGGATAGATAGTAATCATTTAACTACGCGTAGCACGGGTTTCGTAAATCCCTTCAAGTTCAGCCGCAAGCAGTTTACAAGGGAAAGGTGAATCGTTCACAACGCTAACCGTTAAATTGTCATGCTTGGAATACAGAGGAATCCGAAAGGTTCCTGAAGCCGTTGCGGGGGCGTTAAGAACCATCAGTCCTACGGTGTTGGCAGTCAAGAAGTACTCATAGGGAGTTTCGTTCTTAATTGTAACCAACACTTTAAAGAAGCCTGTTTCCGCGTATTGAACAGATAGATACCGCAGTTGATACCTACCGGAAACAAAGGAACTGTCGTTGTTGACATCTCGCAGGTAGAACGGAGAGAACGTGTAGTTCATACTGTACTTAGTGCCAATCCAAACCTTTTGATCATCCCATTTGCCCTGCACGGTGAGGGTGGCTTGGGTTGAAGGGCTTGCCCCATCGTAAGACGTTCCCGATACAATCGGAATTACATAACCAATTGAAGAAACTGCTTGCGTTAAAGTAGAACTATAACTTAGTGGTTTTGGCAAAGTAAAGGTCGTTGTGTTGGTAATGGAGTCATACACCCCTGCATTTGAGGCGCTAGTAGCAAAATAATTACGTTGATCAAGGAAGGTTGTAGTGTCTACTCCGGAGACCAAAGTGTCGCTAGTTCCCAAACCAACCTTTATTTTCTCTAAGGTAAGCCAACTTGTTGTAGAAGTCTTAGGACGAAGGAAGACGGCGTAGAGGTCTGACTCGACAAACCCTGCCCACACGACATTAGCCTTAGTGTTTGCAAGGGATGAAGTGTCGTTAAAGGTGAACTTAAACCACGCTGATTGCGCCTTCTGTCTATTCGTCAAAAAGTAACGATAGCCGTACAGATCGCCGTTAGCCACAACAACATTAAAGGTGTCATGGGAAGCAGCAGCAAGGCAGGTAACAGGACCTTGAATGTATTGAGGTACCCGGCTAGTTAGTTCATCGGCAAGGTAGGCGCCACTAAGGGCAGGTTGCGGGATCAGTTCGCGCATACCCACAAAGCCACCATTGCTGTACAGAAAGAAAATAGAGTTGGCTGTTGGTACAGGCTTAATTGTTGAGGATAAGTTCTCAAACTCACCTACAGGAACAAGACTGACTGTACTTGGAGTAAAGACGCTGTCGGCTCGTAGGGCAAGTTGACTTGTGGGCGTAAAGATAATCAGATCTGTGTTGAACGGAACCGCCGCCATTACCTTACCAACACGCGGACTACTAGAGGCAATATCGATTGGATCTGCATCTGTCGTAATCGTTGCTGATTCTTTAAAGAAGTTAAAGAACTCACCTACACGACTGAAGACAAGGTTTTCCCCTGATAGGAAACCAAGACGGTTTTGGAAGAACACCATGTCTTGAATCTTGCTTCCCGTAAACGAAGGGAAGGGGCAAGTCTTATCGTCACCGATATAGCGTTGTTCCCACTTGAAGGCTGAATAGTCGGCTCCGGCAGCAACCCCACCTGAACCCGGAGTTCCTGTAACACCATCTGCTTGCTTTAGAAGGAAAGTGTTGTCAGCCTGTCTAATCAAAATCAAAGGCATAGTATCGTATTGCCAAAGGTACTTAAGACCGGGAGCAGGGGCTTCTTCCCATACTCCGGTACCAAAGGTACCATTCTCGGCTACAAACTTTACCCAATAATCATCAGTCTCGTCTTCAGGAACACCTTCAATCTTCAACATATAGTCGTGCGGGGCTTCCGGAGGAAGGTCTTCAAACCGCTCGGCTTTGGCTCTAAAACGAACAATTCCGGCGCCGCCGATTGAATCTCCTACACCCATTTTAAAATCAACACTACCTACAACATGAATGACGTTGTTGAAGAGGGCGCTTCCGCTAAAGTAACCTCCACTTGAGTCGATGCCTCCTGAGGTGTTTACGCCAATAGGTGTTCCTTCATAAATACCTCCGGAGACAGGCGTTCGGGCTTCAATTGCAGTTCCTGCCCCCGTAGTAAAACTCTTTGTGCTTGTCCCGGTGTTGTTTCTTAGTTTATAGGTACCTACCCCGCCATTACTAGGTACCGCACCGTTAGTACCAAAACCTACAATTTGCTGTGCCAATAGTGATGTTGGATTGTTTAATCCAAATAAGTCCGTTTCTAAGCGGAAGTGCGGGAGTCTGTGGGGATAGCGTTGTGTCTGCTAATGCTGTCTGCGTAGTGTTGAGCAGAAAAGTTAAGTCACCAATCGTAACCGCTTTGCGCTGATAGTGAAAGGCAGTTCCTAAACTAGCGCCGGGAGCAAGCGTCAAGGTTTGCCGTACCCCTGCAAGGTTATAGATAGCAGGAGTACCGTCTTTCAACACTACAAGAACATACCGCTCTGTCTCATCGCGTTCAATCAGATGAACAAAAGGAGTTTCTACCGTATTAGCCACAAGTCCGGCTCCGGACGCATCAGTAATAAATGCAAGGTGTTCCGAAGGAGCCCTCTTTAGCAAACCTTCTACTGCCGATGGAACTGCATTCTCAATAACTTCGGCTTCGTTACTAGCGCGAATAGCGGGAGGCTGTTGGCTGACACCACCGACAAGATTTGGAATGCTAGTTGTAATAAGCGGCATTATTAGTAGATCCTGTAAGAGCCTTGGCGAAGGAATGGACGAATAACACTTTCGCTTTGGAAGATGTTGTAGTCACCAACCTCATTCTCGTATTCAGTCAATCGTGCAAGGGCGGTAATTTCATCTTGCATTTCAAATGCGTGGAGTGTGGACGAGCCTACTACACGATCTTGAAAGGTACGAGCGGCACGAATGGTAATATATCGCTTGGCGATCTCAGGCATTTCATCGAAGTCTAGCAGGGTTACCTGTGTAGTCGTTAGCGCCTCTGTAAAGACGAAGGACGAGGTCAACCGATTGTACAGGCGATTGCCACGGATAACAACCTCAAGGGCAACGGTGTCATCTGTGTAGGCAATGTCCACGCGGACGATACTGTCGGAAATGTAGAGGAACCCGGTAGTTGTCTCAGGGGTCATCACCACATTCTCATCGGTGTTGAACTGCCATCCGTAAGACTGAATGTCGCGGGTGGTCTCATCTAGGATGGTCAAAGCAATCAGCGAGTCTGCACGTTGGGCTGCCAACGAGTTAACAGGTGGCTCTCCAATCGCCGAAAGCATCGTGTTGATTGCCTGTAGTTTATTTGTTTTTGTTAGAGCCATTCTAGGATCCTAGAAAGATAGACAAAGAAAAGAGAGGGTGGAACCCAACTTAGGGAACCACCCTCTCTTAAAAACTAGTAACTCAATTAGGCAGCAGTACCGTTGGACGCGCTTTGGAGTTCATAGCAGCACTCTTCACGAAGAATGTTGTGACCCATTGCGTACTTAGCCAACATCAGCGTACCCATACGCTCCATGATGTAGTCAGTCTCAAGAGACAGATCAAGCAACTTCACCGTTGCAATGGCTTCACGGTGGAAGATGATTCCCTGCGTCTTTGCCGCCGAGGTGTTGTAGTTAAGACCGGAGTACTTAAGGGAACCACCGTTTGGGTTATTGCGTACACCCGCTGCACCCGCAAGTGGATCCACAGTACCACTACCACTAGTTTCGTTGGTCTGTGGAATGTGATTGCTCTTCATAATACGGATGCCGTATGCCGAAGCAATCTGTCCCGTTGCAATCGAACCGTTGTCCGGGGAGAAGTCCCGGTTAATTGCATCGCTGTTACCACCGAGCAACAGATAGTAAACTTCAGGGGTAACTACTGCAAACCGCTCATCGTTTGGCACGTTACGCTCATCCATCTTTCGAGCAACATTTGCAAAACCCGCAAGAATAGATGCCGAATGCATTCCGTTGGAGCCACCCGCGTGTCCGATGTTGGAAATAGCACCAAGATAAGTAGTATCAGTACCTGAAGCAACACCAAAGCGATCTGTAGTTACACGAGCGCCACCGATGACGGTGCGGATCAAGTTCTTATCTGCGGTGTAAGCCAATGATCGACCGATTTCAGTCGAGTAGATTGAGCGAACATCGTAGTGGTTCTTCATCTCATCGATATCTGCAACGAAGGTTGAAGACACGAGAATATCGTCAATGAAGACGGTGCGCTCGTTGTGCTTGAACTTGTTGAGATACTTGGAAGTCTGAGCCACAGTTTCCACAGGCACAGTCAAAGTACCTACAGCACCGCCGGAAGTGGCTGTACCATAGGCAGTACCTGCTGTACTCTGCGAAAGAACAGATTCGCCGGGGGTGTGGTAACCTGCGTTTGCAGTTCCGGTTACAGGGAAGATTGCGGACTTACCTGTCTGAATCGTGCGAACACGATGAAGAGGCATCATGATGTTAGACTTTTCAAAAGTCGTAACAATTTCGCCGCTGAAGATCTTCAGAAAGAGTGCTTCGGTATCAGAGCCTGAGGCGTTAACTAGACCAAGGCGTGACGGGTCGGTATATTGTCCCATAGTTGTTTGTTTTCCTAAATTAGTGAATGATTAGATAGAAGAGGAGTTTGCTGTAACACGCTTAGAGTTCTCCCTCGCAAGGGGCTAAAAGCAGTCATAGCATTTTATGCATAATCCATCTAAAATTATGCACAAATGAAAAGAACCCCATAGATTCCTCTATAGGGTTCCGGTTAGACGCACCACTCAGACTTGTCATCAGGGTACGCTCTCCGGCGCAATGCCGGGTTCTTCAGGCACATCAGCAGCCCACCATCCGGCGGGAATTTCTACACGATTAGCCGACTTGATCTTTGTTCCGTCCTTCTGAACTACAAACACCTTTGCAGTCACAGGCTCCGCTAGTTGGACGGGCGTCCCCGATGGTACGAGCAGCACGGAACTCCCGCACCCGTTGAGCAAAACGCTCCCTAGTACCATTAGCAGTTGGATCGGCTTCTTTAACATATGTTTCCTTGGAAACCCTTCGTTCAAAGAACTTCAGTAGGGCAGTAACTAACTCACCTACCCACCCCCACATTAGGGTTCAACCTTCTTCACAGCATCCTTTGCCAAGATCAAGCCGACACCTGCGGTAACTCCGGCAATAACAGTTGCAATGTCAAAGTTAGTAGCAGGATCACCATCCAAGAAGGCTACAACAGCGGCTGAAAGCACAGTAAGAATGGTGGCAATACCAAGGGCAGTTGTCTTAAAGTCAGTTGGCTTCTTCATCGTGATCCTCCAAAGGCGTTAGAAGTAGAAATTCGGCGTTCAACATCAGCGCGATAAGCAGGATCCTTTGAATACCGTGGATCGCTCATTGCGTTAACAATCTCAGCAACACTACGGAAGGTACCACCGCTTTCGGTCGTAGTACCACCCTGTAGCAGCCGTCCGGTCTTTGCCATAGAACCATTGGTCTGCTCATATCGGGCTTTGAGTCCGGCAATAGCCATCTTGATGGTAGCCGTGTCTCCATGTTCCATAATAGAGTTGTAGGCGTCAACGTGTTCCTCAGGAATGTTGTTTTGCGCCCAAGCGGTCAAGGCAGCATACTGCTCTTCACCTCCGGCAACATCCATAATGCCCTTGAGGTTGCTTTCAGCAAGAGCCTCCTGTCCGGCAACATAAGCACGAACAGTATTCTCCGGAATGCCAAGAGCAATAATCTCTTTCACAGAGTCTTCGCTTAGGGTGCCTGTCTGAGCAAACTCATCTGAATAGGCATCAAGCGTATCAAGCGACTTACCCGAAGAAGTCAACTTGGTTTCAAGAGAGGCATAAGCAACAGCCAACTCTTCAGGGTTTGTAAACTTTTCAGGAAGCCACTCAGGTCGTGTTTCAGTCTGTGCGGCTTCTTGTTCAGCCTTTGCTACGGCTAGGGCATCAACTTCGTTATTAGAAGTAGCGGTGTCGCGGACAATATCAATCTGTTGGTGGTTACTCATTGTTGTGGTGCTTGTTGCTTCTCAATAATGTTTCCGACGGTCTTTCCGGCTTGCGGAACTAGTTGCTGTGCTGTGGCTTGCTGTTGCGCGGCTTCCATCTCACCCTGAATCTGCTCTTCAGTCTTCAGCAAGCCCGTAACATCAATTCCAAGACTTGCAGCACGGCGGTTCAGGTATTCTCTGAAATCAATATACTGCTGAATACCTCCGGGACCGAGAATCTGTGCAATACCTTGCAAATAAAGATCCAAACGGCTCAAATCGTTTCCACGCCCAAGAGCATCAATGCCTGTAACGATGGTCGGAGTGATGTACTTCTTATCAATCTTAGGCATCTTCTTAGCCTTCGTCAGCCGATCCATCATTCGGTGAACCAAAGGCAATTGGAATTCCTGAGACAGGATGCTGTAGATGCCGCCGAGTTGACGCTCAATGCTCTGCGTTACTAGACGAATCTCTTCGGCGGTTACACGCTCTGCATTACGAACCGAGGCTTCAGTTAGCAAGAAGGCGTAGGAAAGGCGCTCGTTGATGGCACCCATCGTTTGCAAAGCCACAGCAAGATCGGCAGACTTAGCCACCTGAAGCACCGTAACGTCAGAAGCCATTCCCTCAATAATCGCTCCGTTAGGCGCCTTTGCCAACTTGGAAGCACGGGTGGTGCCGACAGGGTTTACAAGGAAAAGCACCTTAGCAGACGCTGAAGCGGCTTCCACAATACTCTTGGACAGGCTTTCCAAAGACACCAAGTCACCAAAGTACTGCTCGACATAGCCGCGACCGTAGTCCTCGCCGTCCACACGATGCATTCGCAAAGCAAGGAAGGGGCTACGTTCGATTGGATAGATCATATATGATCCGGAAATCTGCATTCCACCCACTTCCTGATAAACTTCTACCCGCTCATCGTCCAAGACATGGCAGCAGGTATACAAGTCCACGGTATCTTCAAGAGAGTTCAGGGTGGTCTGCACGGCAGCCTGTATTTCAGGAGGCAGCATTGCCGGAGAAATGGTTTCCTTAAGGATGACCTTGCGGACGTTGCCCATTGGATCCCGCTTGACCACATAACGATCAAGGCGAATGACACGCATTGGACCTTCGTCAGGGAAGTACAAGAGGGTGTTGCCGCCGACAATCAGTTGCTTAACGGCTTCAAACAGCGGGACACGAATGCTCAGTCCCTCAATCTCCCGCATAATCAGCCGCTCCATTTGCGACAGACTTTGCTCTGTTTCGCTTTGGGCGCTAGGCGAGAGTTGCTGTAGATTCTTTACCGCTGCCTCATCAATCACAAAACGAAAGAACGGCGAGTTAGGGGGCAGTAGCGAAAGCAATAAAGCCGAGGCTAGATTGTTGACACCTCGTGCGCCCACGGATTGATACGGAGTAACAAACTTACGGCTACTCTGATCTCCCTCATCCGGAAACAGGTGTGGCAGGGTCAAACGAGCGCAGTCACGAGCGCGTTCCAAATAGGTAAAACGCTGTGCTGCGAGTTTAGAATATAGTTCTTTTCCTGACACCTAGGGCTCCTGTTTAATTTTAAATTCGTAGTGAAGTGCGACCACGAGTAGACTGTCCGGCTCTTTGCGCTTTTTTCTGCTTGTTTCTTGCAGCCATTACGTCCTTTGGTCCCGTAGGAGCCGCAGGAGCCCCCGGAGCCCCCGGAGCCCCACCTCCCGAAGAGCCTCCACTTGACGCAGGTTGAGGTGGTGGTATTCCATAACCGTGATCCGTCCACGCCTCTCCTGTTGCCGGATCTAAATTTTCGTTTAGTGAAATCCAATTAGCAACGTATGCGTTCTTTTCTCTCCCGGTCCTATTAGAGTACTCAACTCCACCTTCTTCGGCGCGGTAAGCAGCACTAGATTCAAACGCAGATTTTTCAGCAGCAATTCGGTCATTATGCTGTTGCCAATTTTCTCCCGGAAGCCGCGCAATTCGATTATTGGCTGTTCCGTACATCTGCCAAGTGTTACCCATGTCCCGCGCAGTATCCGTGTAACCTTCAAGAGCCTTTGTGTATTTAAACCGATTAAACAGAGTAACTATGGGTGTCTTACTTCGGGGTTGACCTGCACCCTGATTAGCCCCTGCCTGTGCAATGCCGCCATAGGGATTACCCGCATTAGAACTACACATCAGTAGACCGCCTTCTTGATAATAAATTGATCACGCCCAACTGAAGTGCCTGTGTTGATCTTTTTGGCGGACTGTCTACGCATACGATTGGCTAGACGTTCTGCTTCGGATCTTGCGCGAATTGGATCGTACTGCGTATCAATTGAGGCTACGCCGCCAACAGGAGCATTCTTACCGCCCTTTTTAGCAGCCTTCTTTTCAATACGAAGTTCTTTGCGATCAGCCTTTCTTTGGATTCTAGCCGTTTTCTTTTCGACTTTATAGGCTTGCTTGGCAGTCTTCTTTTCTACCCTAGCGGCTTTCTTAACAGCCTTTTTTTCAATCTTAAGTGCTTTACTTTGTTTGCTCATTTATTAGTTCTTCTTAATTACAAGGCTAGATTTACCACGAAGTCCTACGTTTTTGGGAACACGAAGCCGTCCTGTATTGCTCTTTGCAACAATAGTTTCAGTATTCTTGGGCTCAGAATAAGTAGTCTCAATCTTTAACTTTTTAGAGGTGTACTTTTTTTCTTGCTTGCGATTGCTATATGCCAAACCCGCATAAGGATTGGTTTTCTTTGGCTTTGGTTCTGCCTTAGGCTTTTTAGCAGGGGTCTTTATTGCAGCCGTACTCTTCTTTTGAATCTCGTAGGCAACTTTGTCATAGCTAGGCACAACAGACATTTGCCCCATTCCTGCAAAAGAAATAGGCGCTTCAGGAGTAAGTGCGGAGGTTTGTGCTACCGCAGCATTCTTTTTTGCCTCATATGCCTGTCGTTGCCAATAAGAAGCCATGTAATTTTACCTTTTTAATCTAGAAGCGACTCGTTTTGATCATTGAAGACACGTTGTAGGTGCATGAAAACCGCACGTTGTCCTGCCTGAAAGTAGATTTCTTGGACTGTTTCCCCAATCTTGGCACACCGCTCCGGGTACAAATCAGAAAGCACCCGCAGCAGTTCTTCGGAAATCGGAGGAAACACGCTTTCCTCTCTT